GTTTGCGTTCCTATTGTAGCTGTCGCAAGAGTCGTGTCTGCCGTGCTCCCATTGGTCCCTTTTTTGAGCAGAATCTGAAAGGTTCCAGTTCCGGCAGCCGTCTTCGTCATCGCCAACTTCCAGCGCATTGTCGTTCCTGCGCCGATAGCGGTAGTGTAAGACGCCGGCATATTGAGATTCGAGTTGGTGATATAATACTCGGTCCCAGATACAACCGCTTGGGACTGCTGCGTCGTGGCGAAGTTAAAAATTCCGCTTGCGGTAGTCCCATTATAGGCCGTTGCCGTGATTGACGACCCGGAATTTATCTTTCCGTTTACATCTAGGTCGAATGAACCGGGGGTTTTATTGATTCCGACTCTAGCATTGCTCGTATCCACATCTACGACACGCGTTGACCCATCCGCTTTGAATACCTGAAATGCCGTTGTCGAATCCGATGGAACGGTGATAGCCGGAGTTTTAAGCGAGGTAGTGAAACTTGGGGTTGTATCGAATACCAATTTCCCGGTTCCAGTAGCGCCCGTAGAGGTAACGCCTTCCAGCGTAAGGTGACCTGTCACTGCCAGTGTGCTCGCAAAGTTGACCGCTCCATTTACGTCCAGATCGAACGCGCCAGGAGCCTTGTTGACGCCAAGGCGCTTGTTTGTGGTGTCAATCGTGAGAATCGTGCTCGACTTGGCGGCGTTCTTGATTAGCAACGAGGCCGTTCCGTCCGCGGTCGGGTAAAGGATGAATCCGTTTGAGCCTTTTATGCCCGTGGGGGTGGAAAGCTCCCCCGTAAGCCCTGTCATGGAAGTGATATCGCCGTTCGCGCCGGTTGCCGCGCCCGAGCCGGGGGCAAAGATGCCGCTACCGAAAGCGTCGAGCGCAAGGCACGCAAAGAGAAAGAGAGGGAAGAATAGTTTTTTCAGTTTCATTTTTTTAAGTTTTTTGGCGACGGGCTTTTGTTTTTACCGTCCTTTTTTTTTGAAAATTGGGCCTTTCTTGGCCGGTGGTGCGGGAAGGTTGGAGCCTATGGTTATTGCCAGGGACGCGCTCCCTGTGCCACTCGCGTTGGTTGCGTTTTGCGTTGCGTTCGTAGTTGCAACAGCGTTCGGAGTGCCGGTAATTAGCCCGGTCGAAGTATTGACTGATGCCCACGCCGGGAGTGAGTTTGAGCACGTGGAATTGCAAAAACTTGTCGGAGTATTGGTAGCAGCAATTTGAAAACTAAATGCGACCCCAAGAGTTCCAAATGCAGCCGTTCCGCTTGTAATTACTGGAGCGGATACAGTAGCAGTGTTCAATGGGTGCGGATAGGTGTAAGGGGTGTAGGAAAGCGTCCATGTGTTTGTTGCCGTGCATTGATACAGGTTCCCGCTCGCCCCGCTTTGCTGAACGCCTTGAGGATTTGAGCCGGATGTATTCCAGCTTCCTTCGTCCGTTGCCCAATAAGCTACCCCGGTCGTGCAAGTAGCTGGACGATTGGCCTTAGTCCCCCAACCAGTTCCAGTTGTTCCGTTAAACGGAGTAGTGGAGTTAGTCTGTATTCCGCTGGCCGGAAGATAGTAATCCCGATCCGATACTACCCTTCCTCCAGTCTCATCCCCAACTAAGGTATTTGGAGATATAGGGGTGCCGACATTATTCCAGAAATACATTGGTTCTTTAGCTTGATTAGGCCAGTGAAGCGTTCCCCCAACACACCCTCCCGCTCCCGCAGCGCAGTCGGCAACCAAACTTCCCGGGGAACCGGAAATCAAGTCTCCCGCGCCGCGCCCCGGCTGATCGAGGCAGGGATAACCGAGCGTGTCGGTGTTCCCATCCCAATTTGATGCTACCCAATAGCTAATACCCGTAAGGGGTGCGCCAGGAATCGGAACCGTGTCACCTACGGCTGATTGCGAGATCGTAAGATGGGTCGTGTCCGCTACAGAACTTATGTAGTAGCGCTTATCGACTCCGCTGATTTTCAACATTATCATTTTGGCATTTGCGCCCGTCCAATGTGAAGTGTCGAAGGTGTTACCAGCAGTTTGCAATAATGTCGTGCCGCCTGACTGAACGGTTACAGTCCCGGTAGCGACAGGCGTAGGACCGCAAAATCCCCAATAAGTAGCCGGATCGCCCATTCCGTAGGTATTGTCGTTTTTGCGCGTGACGTTAAAATGATACACGCCCCCAGAGCCGTAAACTTGATCCCAACTGTTACCCCACACCATCGCTGTTCCGCTCCCAATGTCCACGGCGTCAAAATTGGGGTTTGTGAGTGCGGGGCCGGTAGCATCTGCGAGATTGCCGTAAACCTCCCTGCTTCTCGCGCCGCGGGCGTCCCCAGAGTTGCCAGTGGCGTGCGTTTCTAGTACACACGACCGATGCAGGGTGTTAAATCTGACTACGACCTTTGCGCCGAGAAATGTATCAAGAAGTCTTGTGCCGTAAGAGATTCCGTCTATGGACGCACCGTTTATGATGTTATCTTCTAGGAACAGATAATCCGAGCCGCCAAAGTTAGTTGCGTTCTTCCACTCAAGATGAGCGTGGCTATCTCCGCCACTACTCCTGCCGTTTAGGACATAAATAGCGTTTAGGCCAGTTAGATCGAAAATGTTATGATCCATTACCCCGAAAACGCCTGCCCCGATGTTCATCGTCTGCTCCTGTATAGTCGTAGCAGATACAACGTGACAATGGTCAAAGCGCAAGCTAGACATATCGCCAAATGCAAGGCCACTGTTGTTCTTGTTAGATTCGTTGATACGGAATGTTATGCCCGTGACTCGGTAAGTCGCGTTTGAAGTTCCGTGCCAGTTGAATGTCACTCCGCCGTTGGTAACTCCGTCAGTCAATGTTGTTACATCGCCGCCGCCCGTCGCGGTAGTGCCAGCACCCTTGATAGTTATAGATGCGTAAGTTGAAGCCAAAAACGGAGTGCTCCACGTTGCCGATCCCGCAGGCAAAATTAGAGTATCGCCATCGGCCAACGGAGTTATGCAAATGTTACTCGGGCAATCGCCGCCCAAGGTGCTCGTTATGGAGCCAACCGGGGGGCCGTAAACCTGATCCCCATTGATCGCGTTGGCTACCGTTGCCTCATCTAAAGTTCCGCACGTTCGTGTTTTCGATCCAAAAGCCGACGAAACTATTAACAATGAGAGTAGCAGAAGCAGAAGATTTTTCATGGGTTGTCTCCTATTGCTGAACTACTTACTAGAACGTGATCAGCTATTGCGTTGGAGTCGTTAAAGTAAAGGCTCATTAGACCGGCTGGTACGTTTACTCCGTTTATAGTCACTACGACATGGGTAGCATCGTCGGAACTAGGTCTAGTTGTGGTTGTGCTCATGTATAGCGTGCTAGTACCGCCAGCGACAAAGTGCATCCACATGCTATAGGTTGTTCCGGTCGATAAGGTACAAGCCGAATTTGAACTACTAGAGCCATCAGAAAATACACTTACTGTTCCAGTGTTATTTAACTGTAGGCATAAAAGATTTTTTGTTACCGGATTGTCTTGGAACCTAAAGGTTATGCCGTTAGCGGAGGTAAATGAGATAAATCTGATAAGGCAATACATCCACACGTCGCTTTGGTTGGCGAAAGTGGTATGAACCTGCGCGTTCCCGCCAGAACCATGAAGACTCTGAGTCCCCCTTAAGATCGTGGTTGTGTAAACTGGGTCTATGGTCGCGCTGTCAACAACCCATGTTTCTCCGTTATCGTAACCCGTCGAAGCAGTTTCAAAGTTCTGACAGACTAGATAGCCAGCGCACGGATTACCACCTCCACCGCCTCCGCCGCCAGCTCCAGGGGGATAGCGAATGCCGCCATCCCCAAAGAGGCTATAGGGCAAGAGCAACGATAGAACTAAGAGTAGCCTTAGAACCATTTACAGAGGAACTTGTCGCCCGTGTTGGGGCCAATTATGTTGACCGTGTCCCGCGGGATAAATACGTCCATAAACAGGGAAGCTCCGGGCGAAAGATCGATTGAACTTTGCCCAGTGCTTGCAGCAGCAGCGCCAAAATTGACGTAGAGATGGTCTGTAGCTTCCCGGTTCTGGATGAGTAGGAACGTCCTGCCGACAGATTGCGCGGCCAGGATTTGTTGTGAAACGCCACCGGTCGCGATTGTGCCGCTGGCGTCGTTTGGCTCAGCGGCGTTTAAGGCAGGAGCTAGCCCGCCGAAAAAGCCAAGAGCGGCGATTAAGATTAATCGTTTGTTCATGGGGAGAACTCCTGTCTTATGTTACTTAGTCAACGTAGTACCAAACATCGACAACCGCCGTGCCTGTGCCGGTGATAAATGCCGCTGTTTGGTTACTGATAAACAGACCCAAGTTTTGAATCGAGGTCGAGGCCAGGTCTGAGATGACCGCGCCGTTACGCAAGGAAACGGTCGTGCCAGCCGCGCCGGTAATAACCGTAGACGCGAGCGTTGAGTCAGCCGATTGCTGACCTCCACCAGTTGCAGTGTTACCGTATTGGAAGATTACGGCGCCACCGTTCGCGTAAGCGGTCGATGTGCGCGTAATCGTGAACACGATTTTATCTACAACGATAGTTTTGCCTGATCCTGGGGCAGCGATTAACTGCACCGGGGTTGCGCTCATCGCCAAAATGTTGGCCGAGCTAAGGTTGACGGTCACGTGTTGTTCCATTCCGCCTCCGATATTAACGCCGTCTGTGACGAAAATATCGTAGGGGCGATGGCCCAATGTTAAAGATCCAAGATCCGAGTAGCCGTCGCGGTTAAAGAAGTTTGAGGCTTCTCTGTTCATCCCGGCTGGGCTTGCCGCCAACGCAAGCGTGACTGGCAATAGCACAAGCGCGAGTATTTGTTTTAGTGTTTTATTCATTCTGAGGTTTACTTTGCTTCTGTTGTTCTGTTTTTCCGCCGTGCCTCGAAGCCAGTCACGTAGGAAATTATCGATAGGGTTGAAGGTGAAAGGTTGTCTCCCCGATCACGGCAGGGATTCCGGGCCAGAGTTCGTACTGGATAATGTGATCCGCTTCGCCACCGCTCGTGGGCGACGGATTGATCCCAATCGCTTTAGCCGCGGCAACTGAGATTTCACCGATTTTGTTTTCCGGCCCGATGTCCGCCACGACGCACAGGCACGAAAGTTGGTTGACAAGGTTCGTAATCCGCGCCCTGCAACCGAGCACAATCCCGCGGACTCTTCGTATGATGATAGGGGGAACAGTGACATAAGGTATTAAATCTGCGTTGACGGATTGCCCGTTAAATTTGAGTGAAGTAGAAGGTTGCCAGCACGGATCGTTGTGCGAGTTCTCCGGGGTTCCATCGCCGTCAATAGCCGCCTTAGAGATAAAAGTAACTTTTCCGTTTTCGTGCTCAGTAATTTTTTCGCCTTCACGGATTGCGATTGTTTTTAGCGGGCGAACCATGCGATTAGGATAATGGCTCCGATAATGCTCCCAATCGTGCCTAGAACCATTTGCATCTGCCGGTCGCGTTCCCACTGGCTTTTACTGCCCCAGGCGTAGTGGAACTCGTCGTCGTATTCGCCGTAGCGGTCAGACTTCTTCATTCTTTTTTGCTTTCTTTTTGGCGGCTTCGGCTAGAGCCTTTCGCAAGGCTTCCATGTGCTGAGGAGCGACATCGTAAAAGTTGTCGTGCCGATGCTCGGCGTAATCGCTGACCGCTTGCGCGGCTGCTCTTACCGGATCTTCCTTCTTCTGGACACTCATTGTTCTGCGGGCTTAGCTTTCTTTACGTCCTGTGCCTGCACGCTTACCGAAATTCCGTTTAGGAGTTCTCGAATCTTGTCGATCTTGGCGTCCAGCAGCGTGTCCAGCTCGCGGATATATTTTTCCGCCAACTGGTCCAACTGCTGAACGCGTTTCTCAAGATCGAGAATATCCACGCCTTAGGCAGCTGGAGGAGCGTCCGGGGCTGGTGCCGCCGGGGCTGCTGGAGCTGCTGGAGCGGCCGGAGCCGGAGCTGCCGGGTCGATTGCCGCTAAGGATGAAACGCCCGCGCTGATTCGATCAACTTCCGGCTGAAGGTCTGGGCCTTGCATGCCGGCGTTAATCTTGTCTTGGAGGGCTTTAATGTCAGCCGCCACGCGAGCCGCGGTATCCGCGATTGCGCTTTGGAGGCTGTCTAATGCTGCGTCTAGTTCTTGTTTTGATGCCATATGGTCTATGATGTAGTTGAGTTTGTGATTTAGGGTTATGAAATTGTGATCGAAAGCGTCCCAGTTGGGGTCTCGCGAGAAAAAGCCCATGTTTAGTCGATGACGCTCCAAGCCGGATCGGTCTTATGAGCCGCGATAGCGTCGTCTAAAGCCTTTTCCTGTTCTGGCGTCAGTTCGCCTTTTTGTTTCAGATCGTCGATCAGTTTGGGGATGTAAGGGAGAGCTTGCAAAGCAAGTTGCACCACGAGGAGTTCTAGGTTTGGAGGCATAAAATTTACGGTCCTGCGTTGACTGTGCTGGGGGATGGAGTTGCGGCTGGGGTCGGGCTAGGAGCGACAACTTGAGATCCTATTCCGAGCGCCACGTTGATTTGCGCGATGTAAGACTGAGACTGAGCTATAGCCGCTCCGAGAACGGCAAGGGCCGTGTCCAGGTTAGCTTTGTTGTCCGCCGAGCGATTGTTCTTGTAAGCTACCGTGCAAGCTCGGGCTGTTTCCAGCCACTGCACGCCGTTACGCCTAACTAGGTTCGCGTAAGCGTGGATTTGCGGGTAGGCTTTCGGGATAACGCTTTGGAGCGCGGCTTGGTTGTTTCGCTCAAGGTGCACGAAAGCATCCAGGAGGTCGTTGCCTGTTCGCGTGACTTTCTCGGCGTTGACGACGGGGTCGGTTGCACAGGAAACGAGAGTCCCTGCAAGTAGCAGGGCAATGAGGCATTTTCTGGGGTTGGCATAAGTTGATTTCATCTATTTGTTCCTTTCGTTGTCGGTTGCTTCCCGCTGGGCTACTACCGCTGCCTTTTCAGACGGGGGAGAGGCTTCTAGGGTTGCATCCACTAAACTTTGTTTGCCGGGTTCTACTTTGTTTCCCTCAATAGTTTGTTGCACGCTGCCGCCGGTAACTGCCTTGTCTTTTTGGACTGCGCCGTTAACGAGCCGGGCTACAAATGCGATCACGCCGCAAATCGCGATAATCTTGTCGCGGTACGGGTAAAGAGCGGTCGGAAGGATGTCCAGTTCGCTCGGGGCCGCAGCGATTGCGGTTGCGGTTGCGAAAATAAGCGCGACCGCGTTAGAAATTGTTGTGCGCCAGTTTGCGCCTAAGAGAGAGTTCATTGCGTTTTATGCCCGTTTAGTAGTATGGTTTCGATTCTTGCAATAGCTTCTCCGGTCGTGGCTTGTTTTTCGGAAATCAATTCCACTTTGTTCTCTAACCGGACAAAGGCCGAATTAACTTCGTTGCGTAGTGCATGGCGGGTAGTTTCAATCTGCCGTTCAATCCCAGATTCCATTCGCAGTAGTGCCGACTCCATTTCAGGCTTCGTCACAAAATCCTTCGTTAATCCCTTGTGTAGCTTGAACAGCAAGGATATCGCGTACACGAACACTATCAGTCCAAGTATCCAAAGCCCTATTTGCGCTGCCGTAATTTGTTGTTGCATTCAAGGTTTCACCAAGTTGGTCACCATGTTTTGTCATCCCGCCAGATTCGTTTCAGCTCGCTCTTGCTGTAACCTGTCTTAGCGAAATCGTGTCCTTCGCACTCACGCTCGTACATGCCCGCGAGCACTCGTTCCCTGAAGCTCTTCCCATCTTCGCCGGGTTTATGTATCAAAATTTGGTCAGAGGAAATGGCGCGGACGTTACCGGACTTATCCGTTATATAGCGGTAAGTCTTTCTCATCCGCGCCAAATCTCTTTTTACTTACCCTAGTCCTCCGACTGGAACGCCCTGCGACGCCTGCAAAAGCGAGGCTTCATCGGGTTCGTTGTCATCTGAGTTGGAGGGAGGAGCTTGCGGTGGCTCGCCATTGATCTTTTCAAGGCGGACACAAGCTGAATCGTTCTCGATGGAATCAACTACGCCTTCCCAATCGCCGCTTACGCGGTCGCCTTGTTTTGGTGAAGTCCCATCAATATTGAGCGTATCCAGCTTCGGGTAAATCTTACCCGCGTCGCTACTACTTCCACTAGCACTAGGATCAATTGTGCTGTCCATGTTCTATTAGGAGAACGAGGAATTAGAGCGAACCAGCATGTACCAGGTCGCGTCAATAACGCCGCAGTTCCAGTACGCTTTCGCGCCGGCCGTGACGTATTGGTTGAGCGGGTCACTCTTATCCGGGGTATCAACGATAATCACTTTGGGTGATAATTCGCTGGAACCGGCCGAGCTGCCTTTGAGTTGCGGAACAGCATACGCCTGGTCGCCGCAGACTACGCTCGTATATACCGAGCCGCCTGAGCTGTACGTGCCTTCTGAGGATTCAATCCACGGATGAGTTGTGCGGACGGCTTTAACGCCGAACCAGCTACCAATCTCGCCCTTGAACATCCCGTCTTTCGTTCCGTACTCGGACGTAACGACGAACTTGGGATCTCTCATCAGATCGTACTCAACCGCTGGCGCAACTGCCATGAAGTAGGCGCCGTTGATGGTCGGAGCGCGGTTGTTGCGAAGTTTGGTGCAAGCACCCAGAACGTCATCAAACGACAGGTAGCTTGAGGAGAGCGCGCCAAAGTTGGCTGCTCCACTCGCATAGCGTTTGTTGCCGCTTACGCCACCTGCTACGAGGCGAGTAAGGATGATGTGTTCAAAGTGCAACGCCAAGTCCTCGCCCATAACCTTGACTGAGGCTTTGAGCTGCTCGAACAAGTCGGTTGCTTTCAGCACGTCACTGATCTTGCTCTTGATACCGTATTGGTTGAGCGTTACGTCAGTAAACGTGAACGTGTAATCGCGGAAGTTAGTCGTCGGCACACCTTCACCCGCTGATGTTAAGTCTTCTACTTGAGTGTAGTCGGCCACATCGGGCTTGGTGAATCGGATCTGTTTACTGCCTTGGTTCGCGGGGAACGCGACCTTATAGGCAGGTTGATCCATTACCGTCAACTGTTCCGCATGTTTCAGAAGTTGCCTTGAAAAGTACTTCTGATATTGCCCGGATAAACCGGACGATGCAGTACTAAGTAATGTATTAGCCATTGGCTAAAAGTTTTTCTTTCTTATTTGGAGGACAGAATCCTTAGAACTCGCCGCGGTCGAGCTTGGCGCTTTGCGCTAACAGGTGCTTCTCCATTTCGTCATCCGACATATTATCGAACGACTTCTTCGGAGCTGGCGCGCCAGCCGGCGCACCGCCACTTAGCCCAAGCTTGCGGTTAAGTTCTTTGTTTTCTGCCTCTAATTTTGTGTTCTTATCCCGCAACTCAGAAGCCGAAGCTGATTCTATGCGTAGCTTCGCCAGGTCAACCGCCATCGAGTACGGCAGGACGTTGAATATCGGCGCCAGCTTTTGATCGTTAAAGATCGAATCGACTTCCTTATACAGATCGCTTTCTGGATTAAGAAGGTCGGGGTTAGCTTGTCCTACCTGCGCCGCCTCGGCCTGCCATTGGGCGGCTAGTTGCTGCTTCTGGAACTGTTGCTGCTCCTGCCATTCGGCTTGGCGAAACTGTTGAGCTTTCGCGCTCAGTTGTTCCGAGGTTTTAAGGTTCTCCTCGAATTTTTCAATGTCGCCTTCGCGAGCCGATTTTTGCGCTCGGAGATAAAACTCGCGAGCCGCATCGAACACTTGTTTCGAGTTCGGACGGTCGCCGTTATTTCGTTGAGCCTGCTTCTGGACAGCTTCCCATTGCTGGGCGATTTGCTGTTCGTAGGCCTCTAATTCTGCTCGGCGCTGCTCGTTTTGTTCCTTAACAAGATTGGCGTTCTGCCAAGTCTTTTCGAGTCGCGCTTCCTCTTTGGCTTTCTTTTCAGCTTTCTTCTGTTCGTACTCGGATTGAGCGGGCTTGCCTTCGGAGAGTTCTTTAACTTCTTCCGGTTTTGCCTCGCCCTTCTTTACGAAGCGGCCTTTAGCGTCGCGCTCGGTAGCCTTTTCAGGTTCGGGTTCTGAGTTGTCGGGTTTTTTTGTTTCGTCCGTTACCTGCTCGACAGTTTCTTGTGTCGGCTTCTCCTCTTTTCCTTTTGCCTCCGCTTTTTCACTTGGAAGCTCGATCGGAGCGTCTGCGTCTCTTTCGCCACGCTCGATTTGAGCGATAGCGTCCTTAAACGCTTGTTCATCCGCGTCGTTTGGATCTGAGGTTAGGTCAACTTGTAGTGGCTGTTCTGCTTGTGTTATTGCTCTCATCCTGGGGGGACTCGCCTTTCATTTCGGTAACGGTTACGTTTCTATTGGTTCGAAGTCAGACAGCGAAACGTCGATCTGTTCTGCCTCGGATGCAGCACTTCGCGGCTGCGGGCGGAATCCTTCAAAATGTTCGTAAATGGCTTCGATACCCTTGCGGATGCCGTTGGCTTCGGCGCAGTCGCGCTCGTAAGTGGCACGCGCGATCTTTGAAATTGCGTCCTTTTGCCTGGCGATAATAAAATTGTCCAGCCTAGCCTTTAGCTTTTGGCCTTCGTAGGTTTTGAAAACGTTCTGTAGCCAGCGGGCGTCATCTTGCGTCCAAAATTCTTTTGTGTCTGCTTCGTGCGCGAACGTGTAAGTGCGGGAAGCGCTACGCCAAGCTGCTAGAAATTTGGAAAAGAAAGTCATTGCGCGATAGCTGGCGGAGGTGGAGGCGGCGCTTTCGGCTGCGCCTTAGTTAAATTCTGTGCGTGCTGGATAGCTGTTTCCTGCGGACTAGCAGGCGTGTAACCTTCGCGCACTTCCATCTGGCGTTGAATCGAAGGGGGAGCGTCTTTATAGTTAATGGACTGCGACGGCACCTTCGCTTTATCCTGACCTTGCTGCGGAGGGGCGCCGGAAGCGACACTAGGAGCGGGAGATGTAGGCATCGCTCCGGGTCCGGCTACTACATTTTGCGGCATCTGATCGCTTCCGGCAATTTGGGTCAAAATTCCAATTATCGGCTTCATTTGCTCGCGCACCATCGGAAGGCGTTTATCCTTCTTTTGCTGCATTTGCTGATCGTGCGAACCGCCGTGTTGCAGCCCAAGCCGCGCGAGCTCTGGCGTAATCTGTTCGCCTGTCATTAGGCGGCGCTGGAAAAACTGGGCGAGCGTTTGGAGGTGCGTAGCGTCGTCGTCGCTCGGGTGCGTCTGCGCCGGCCAACCAAAGCTCATCTCGATGCATTCCAAGGCTTGCTGTTCGGCCTGATCTTTTTGCGCTAGCCCCGGATCCTGGAACAAGCGCTCAACCGCGCGCGGGTCGTCCAGTTCGAGGATGCTCTTTACCAGTTCATCCTGTTTAACAAACGGATTACCGTTAAAGGTCTGCCAGCGTTGACCAGCCTTTTGCATTTGCGCCTGCTTGTTCCACGAGTCGGCGCTGCCGCTCGGAGCAATCTCGTACGCATCATGGATAGCAGTAGGATCGAGTTGGGTCATGCTGTCCTGCGCGACATAGGCCAAATCCGTTGTGGCGTATTGAAGCAGGATTGACCACGAAAGATTGAGTAGCTCGCCCAAGTCCAGCCGGAACACGCGGGCGCGAACATCGTTTGTGACGCCAGCCAATCCCTGCACCGCGTTAACCCACGTTGCGGTCTGTTTACCTTGTGGTTTAGCCTGCGGACCAATCGCCTGATCCTGTCCGTAGGTCGGGAGTGATACGCGGTACTCGGCTAGCGCTCGGGCAAATTGCTTTTGTTCTTCCAACATCTCCGGTAAGGGAGGAGATTGCACCAAATCAAGTCCGTCCGGCACGACCGCGCCTGGCCGTGAACGGTAGTTGGAGGGATTAGCAACCGGCTTTGTCATCCGAAACTGCGGTTGCGCGAAAAAGTCCATGTGAGTGCATTCCGTGTTCCAGACTTTGTTGAGTAACATTTCCTCTTGGAACACAATCTCTGGAACTCCGCGTTCGGAATAGTAGCCTTTGTCCTTTATCTCGGTCCGAAACACGCAAAAGGGGAACCGTTCGCCGTTCTTGAAAAGCCCCTTGTTGAATGGCAACTCGAAGGGGGCGCGAATCGGTTCGGCATCATAGGCAAGGAGGGGCGAAATCGTTTCGACCGTGATCTTGTTTGATTTCCGGTCGCGCAAATAACATTCCCACAAGATTATTACGTTTTTGTTTTCAGAGTAGCCAACACCTTCGCGTAAATCCTTGCTCTGTCGTTTCTCTGAGTTATCGGACTCGTCTTTGCCTTTTCCGGTGATAGACTCAACGTAGGCGTCGTCCTGATTGTAGTTGGAGTTCGCGCGGTACTCGGCTACGGAAAGCTGAATCACGTGCACTAACCAATCGGCGTCGCGTAACTCCTGTGTCCCTACGGGCACAATCAGGCGAAGCGGGTCAACCGCGTCCAAAGCTAACTGCCCTTCGTCCGCGTCCCACCGGACTTTCATCGGGCATTTCCCGTTCTGGAGCATTTGGTCAATCCCGATCATTGTCTCGCGCTCGAAGTTACTGCGCTGTTTCAACTGGTAATCGAACCAGCCGCCCACGTTCGTAGTGAGTTCTGCGCTTTGTCCTTGGCGCTTGGAAACGAAACTCGCGATCGTCTGGGTAGCGTAGAGGAGCTGGACGTAAAAACCTTTCAGTTTCTCGATTAACGTGTCAGCGAGCGGGAAGTGCATGTCTGGTGCTCCCGGGTACGGACGTGACAAGCGGCGCACGCCGGTATGGCGCACGTTGTACCATGTGGAAATCTTACTTTCCCAATCCCGACGATCCCTTAGATCGTCCATGATTTGCTCATATTGCTCGCTTGTCATGCGTAAGTGCTCGACTCGATTTGAAAGTGCAGATAGGTAAACGGAACTCGCACCCGTACTAGCCAGCGGTAGTTATCGGCTTTGTATCTGTCGCCGTTACTAATGAACCATGATTGGCAGCCTGAATTGCGAAACCATAGAAACCTCATAGCCCTACGCAACCCCCTAACTGTTCGACTAACTCACTTTGCTCTGAATCTTCGTACAAGCCTTTGGTGAAAATGCCCGCTGGAATCTTGAATGGATCTTTTTGGAAGTAAGAGGAATCGTAAACTGCAAGTGCGCCAACTACTGCATCCGCTCGGTCAGGAGAAGGTAGATTGCGCTTCGCCATTTCGTATTTGTCCTCGATAGTCATCCGGCCGCGACTTCCCGGCTTGCCTATCCTGCGCGTAGTAAGTTGCGATTTTAACGTGTCATCCTCGGGAAGAATAACTTCGCATTTGCCGATCTGAATCCCGGCCTTGATCCACGATTCGGCGCCCCAACTGATAAAATCTTCCGGCTCGTTAGCGGGGGAACCGAAGTTTTGACGGTTAATCGTCCAGCCGTTTGATACGAGCAGTTCCCAGATTTCTTTGTCGCTCGCGTCGCAGTAACACTGGCTAGGTTCAAGGCCCGCTTTTTTGAACTCCCGCACAAAACGATTGGCGGCGGCTTCCTTGTTGGCTTCACGCCAACAGGCAAGCAGGGAGATACGATTGCCTTCACGCAGAGCGATAACGTGTTCGGAAGTTCCGCCGCCAAAGTCACAAAACGCGACCCGCATCCCAGGAGTCCACTTGGGCGGGTTACGTAAAGCTCTTTCCAAGTTCGTAATCGAAACGGCGTAGGTGTTCTCCAAGTCCTCCGCCATAAACTCCCCGTGCAAGACAGAACGGGTATAGGGCGCGTTTTCCCCGTAAGTTGAAATTACGCGCTCGATTTTTTCTTTCGGAATATGCGGGCAATCGAGGAGCCCGGCTTGGACGCAAATATACTGGGCACGGTTTTTCGTAAACGCGTTGTAGAAAGAGCCTTGCATTTCGCCAGGGCTAGAGACAAGCATTTTAGCTTTATATCCGCACCGATCTATTCCTTGGAAGATTGGTTCATTGACTGATTTGGCTTCGTCAATGATGCAAAGCAGAGGCGCATCAACGCCGTCCGAATGCCAGCCCTCAGCTCGGCCAGGCTCGTCGGTTGTGAAGGCAACGATCGTAGCTCCGTGTGGAGTTGTGACTTTGAAGTAGGGACTTTCAACGTAAGCGTAGCCCTCAAATTTGGACAGATGTTCTTTAATCGCAGGAGTGATCTGTCCTGTGAGCTGTTTCCCGTCCTTGGTCGTGATAACACATTTACCTTTCTTGTGGACGGTAATCCACCAAAGCGCTGCGCCGGCAACGATCCGCGAGGACTTGCCACCCTCGTTAGGACTTGCGACCGCAATTTGAGTAATTTCACCTTTCGGACCTACAGCGTGAGCTAGCGCAGTCACAGCCTTGGCTTGCCAATCGTATAGGTGTAGCCCAAGCACGCCTTCAATGAATCCGAGTGGTGTTGTAAGAACGTCTTCCATGGTTAGTGCGCCGCCGCTAGTTGCCACGGCTGGGTAAGCCCCTGATTTCCAATAGGCGCATTCTGGAGCGCGAGGTAGTAGGGAGAAAGCTGTGCCCAATCGACTTGCGGCGGGATTAGGCTGTCAAGCTGATCGCCGGACAATACGCCGTGCCTCATGATATCGCCGGGTTGCCGCTGCGCTTCGGGCGAAATATGCCCGGCCATGAGCGCGTCCATTGGACCTGGGCTAGAATCGCTTGAGGGATCGACGCCTCCAGTTTGATACACTGAACTGTCGTTGATTCCGGTGTTAATGTGACCTGTTACGGGCGCGCCCGAGCCGCCAAGACCTCCATAACCGCCAAAGCCGCCACCAGCAAAACCCGCGCTACCCGCGCCGTAAGGACTACCAGCGCCGTACCCGCGATTCGTCCAGCCGGCCGGTCCGCTAACCGGAGTGTAACCCCCTGTAGTCGGGTCGAACTGCGAGATATGTCCAGTAGAGTCAACAATAGTAGATTGTAATTGCGCATAAGGGCCTTGTGCCAAGCTCTCTAGCATTGGGTCAACTTCGCTTTGGGGTGAGGTCACAAATTGTGACCCTGATTCGGCGAAGCTAGGCGGAGAAACCAAATCGCCAAAGCCTTCTGGGGGAACAGCCGGCATCGCATCGGGCGGCACTAGATCACCAAAACCCTCCGGTGGAGTTAGGGGTAAGTCTGGAGGAGTAACTAGATCTCCAAAGCCCTCGGGTGAAGCTACTAAGTCAGGTGCGTGGACTAACTCGCCGAATCCTTCCGGTGGCATCGCGCCGTAGTCGGGAGGAGTTACCAGTTGTCCGTAGCCTTCCGGCGCAGAAGAACCGTAAATGTCGTAGGGCGCAAGATGATCTGCGCTAGGCGGAGGATTGTAGAAAGCCTGGCCACTAGCTCCCGCTCCGATAAAAGCTCCAGGCGGTGCGCTCCAATCTGGAACCGCGCCCGTAATCCAGTCCGCGTAACTTGGCGGTTGCGCGAAGTCGCCGTAGGAAATCGCGCTTGGGGTAATTGAGCCAGGAGTCGCGCCGTAAATGTCGGGGGAAAGATGTAGCGCGCTCGGATCGGACACTTGGCCCGGAGTAGAAATTTCCATCCGATAACCAATGTCAGGCTGCGGCACATCGGGAAGAGTAGGCGGAGGGGTGAACGTGCCGAACCCGTGAGGCTGCGGAATTGGCGAAGGCGAAGGAGGACTAAAAGGATGAAGTTGCGGAATTGAGGAGGGAACGGCTGGATTAAATTGCCGTGCCCATATCGGCGCCATGCGCCCAGTCTCCCCGCCCATGCGCCAGTTAGGGTTAGCGTGCTGGGCCGCGAATACGTCCTGAATCGAGCGAGCCGCGTTCATTGCCGCCCACGTTTGCGGCGCATTCTGCTGCATCGCGTCGATGTAGGCGTTCATCTGCGACACGGGGTCAACCTGTCCGCGATGCACCATCCGGTTAAACAGGCGCATCCCGGTCTGCATTAGCCCCGCACTTGTTCCGTGGTCGCTCCCGGTGAGCAACGGATTAAAGCTCGATTCCTGGTAGGCCGCGCCGACTAAATAGCGCGCGGCAACGGGACTAGCCCCGCGGTTAATCGCAGCCTGGTATAGTTGTGCGGCTATTCGCCGTTCGCGTGCGTTCAAGATTCTATGCCTTTAGGTGAATCGAAATAGTGAGGTACCCAGTGGCGTTTGCCGTTTATTTCTTCTATCCTCCAAAGAAAATATCCGCCGTCAGGAAATTGTTCCTTCCATTCCCCTTGCTTTTCATCCGCGCCGAAGGGCTGCCCTGTAAGCCCGGTCGGGGGCGTCGGGATAGGCGTAGGAGTAGCGTCGGGGAGCGGCATCGTTAGCCTAATCCTTGCGGCCGCGGGTTACCCATCCCGGCTTGGCGCGCCATTACACTCTGCACCCAGCTTGGCCATGCGCCTTGGTTACCCTGAAACTGCGCAAGCAGCGCCGCCAAGTTCGTCGGCACGGCCGCTGAACCCGTGCTAGTAGGCGGAGATGCGCTCGCTGGCATGCCTGCTGCGCCGCTGTCTGCACCGGGCGCCTGTAACCCCGGAGGGCTAGCTTGGCCGGTTTGGCCGTTAGTCATGTCGTAGGGAGCCGGAATTCCGGGCAGACCGCCCGAGGCTTTGCCGCTGTCTGCCGGAGGTGCGCCGGCCGACATTAACCCGCCACTTGTCCCTAAGCCCGGACTGCCATACGGAGTCGAGAATGTCTTGAGGATATCGGGCTGCGTCCCCACAACCCCAAAGTCGTTTTGGATCGGTTGCGCCCCACTAAGCGCATCGAACACGTTCGGCGTGCCACCCGCGTAGTGCTGGGCGTGGCCGAAGTTGCGCGCGAAGTTTGCTTCCTTGCGAATCGTAGGGCTGGGCGAGTGTAGCGCGGCCGTGATGCGCGCGGCCGGGATATGCTGCCCCTGCGGGATCCCGAGGTGCCGGTGGAGTAGCCCGCGGTGCGAAGGCTTAATCATGGGCGAGCCGCTAGCGTAGCCCTGGAGCTGCGTCCCGCGGCCTTGCCCTAGCCGGTTAAGATACGCGACACCCGCCCGAACGCCGGGCATACTGGCTGCCCCACGGTTTAGTACCGCTTCCCCGGGCGTTAGCATGGCCGGGACCGTGTCCGTGCCCTGTGCTAGGCCTAAGGGTGACGTCTGCGGCTTAGCGGGCGAGGGCACGCCGAGATGCCGCGCTAGGTGCGCGCCTAAGACCAGCGGCTTCGAAAAGCGCTTGCCTTGCATTAGGCCGCGGTAAATGTCGTTCGGGTTCATTATGTTAGAGGAGCCTCGGGCTAAGTGTTGAGGGAGGCCTTTCGGGGAGTTGTCGAAATGATGTTGCTTGACCCAGTCGTGGCCAAAGCGCCAGTTAAGGTAGCGGGATTGGGCTTGGGATTCGGCCGGCATTTAGGTAGTTACACTGTGCAGGTAATTATGGTAAATCGAAATCTGATGTAAGTCGTTCAGCATCAACGGTCGAGGATTTTGGACTAGTTTTATTGTCTGACGTTATGATGCCGGCAACGCTTTCTTCGTATCCTCCAACAGCTTCATGTGCCGCGCCTGGAGCTCTTTCGCGCTCTCAGCCGAGATCAGCACCGTCGCGCCTACATGCGTCGTTACGTGCGTCTCGGCCGGCTTATCGCCATACTTCTTGGGCGCAATCTTAGACGTATGCCACTTGCGCGCGTCCACTTTTAGCCGCACGGCGTTCGCCGTCTCAGGCGTTGCGGAATCGGCTAGCTCGACAATCTGATCTGCGAAATAATCGGCTTGCTCCTCCCTTGCGCGCGCGTACTGCTGGCGGAAGATGGAATCGCTTTCAAGCCAGCGATAAACGTTACGCGAATCAGGGAATCCAGGGCTTGCGCAGATTGCAGGTAAAGTCTCTCCTCTTGCCAAGCGTTCGCATATCTCTGCGCAAAGCTCGGGCGTCTTTAGCGTCGGCCGTCCTATCTTGCGCGGCGCTTTTGTGGCCGAGGCCTTTTGTGTTTGGGTCGGGGGAAGATCGGTAGCCAAAACGCGGGAAGGATTAAATAGAAATATCCCTCTCTACCTTATGTAAGAATTGGGCTATGCATATCTTGTGCTTTTAGGGGATAAGTGACGCCACAGGAGATATTTGCGCTTAAAGGACAGGCAAAGCGGAAATCTGCAATTATTTTCGCGTGCCAAAAGAAGGTAGGCGCACCGATTCTCACTTTGCGTAAGGAATCGCCCTACATTTTAGGCCTTTTCGGACGCCGAATGTTACGATTGTGTTACAATTGTGTGACATTTACATATTTCCGGCTGTTTGGGCATTGACAATCCGAAGCGGTTAGGTAACGTGAGGCATGAGTGAAACTACTAAACCAGTAACGGGCGAGGGCAATGCGCCTCGCATTAGCGGCCAACATTCATACACTCCAAACGAATTCGGCCTGTTAGTCGAATCGCTAATCGACAAACACACGCTAAAAGATTTGCTTGAGGCAATCGGCAATATTGCATTGGAAAAATCGTATCATATCAAAGAAAACTGGCAGGACGAAGTAACGGCTAAAACTTGGGAATCAGCTAGCAAAGCAGTTTTCAAAGCATATGCCAAAGTGACAGCATTAGGAGTCTAATTCCATGAACACACCCAACAAAAACGCAGTAACGGGCGAGCGCACAGCGGCTCGCAGACTGAAATTCGGTCGTTGGGGATTGGCCGAGGATGCGCGTCACCTTCATTGCGTCCTAAACTGGCAAGGTCGGGAATTGTTGGGCGAAATCACCGATGCCTTTCACGATCCCGTTCTTAGTTGCACGCGCCTAGAAGTCCGACATTTCAACGGCGAACCGTGGCCAATCAAACCAGCAGCAGCAGCAGTTAGAATTCTAGGATAAACCTTTATGAACACAAACCAAACACAACAATCAAAGCCTAGCGCGAAGGTCGGAACAATCGCGCAAGATGGAAATCGAGTTTTGAGCGATCGACAAGTGCAATGCTTTGTCGAATTGCTTTGGGATTTGCTAAAAGGCGATCCAGAGCACAAAGACCGCGTCAAAACTGGCTGGGGAACAAAAACCAAAGTCGGACTAATCGCCTGCATTGAACGAATCATCGAGGAAGAATAAACAAATATGAACACCCAAAACACAAAAGCACAAAAGGCCGAGCGCTGGCAAAACAGCGCAGATTGCCCTGAGTGCAATCGAGAGTTGGATATTGATGAAACTGGCGAGCGTTATTGCGCGTCTTGTGGGCTCTATTGGGAGAACACAGAGACGCGGCGCATCGCGCACGCGCAGGAAGGGAGGGAAAAAGATGAATAAGGAACCTGCGGAAGCAACGGAGGCACACGTGATAAGCAAAGACACAGGCAGCGTTTGGTCGGATCAAATGGTTTTCATTCGGTTTGGTTCGCATCGTGCGAGAGATTACGGGCTTCGCGCCTTATCCCGTAGGCCGAAATCGTTTTTCTCGCTTCGCCGTAACACCAGCCCCGGCGGAGTTTACCAAGTTACACTTGCGGAGGTCGCCTTAATGCGAGCATATTCGCAGCACGCTAGGTTTACTAGCTTTAAGGACAGAGGCGACCTCTCGCCTTGTTGGACGATTCGATGAATAAGCACGCGCAAGCCTTGGGGCGGTTAGGCGGCAAGGTTCGATCCCTTGCCAAGGCTAAGGCAGCCAGGGAGAATGGGAAGAAAGGCGGAAGGCCTTGTTTAAGACCTGCGGGAGCACCGGCGCCACAGGAGCAAGAACCTCAGGAGACAGGCAACGCTACAAAGCCGTGACGTTCTCCCCGGAACTTTAACTTTTTATGTCATACGGCTCCGTCATAGGCGGCCGTCTAGGCGGATGTCATACACGGGCGTTTGCCAGCCCTTGCCCTTGCCAGCGATGTTGCCGGCATGAACAACATTGCACGCGAAAAGGCAAAGCAAACTCAACGCCGTAATCAGCAAAAGTGGGCAAGCCAGACAATTAAGGTCGATTCGGAGTGGGAAATCCGGCGCGAAGATGAACTAAATTGGGGCATCTGGCACAAGGGCAAGACTAAAAACTGGTATTATCCGTCAATTCCGGCGGCTTTAACTGCTCTTCCCCTCAAGATGCTCAACGAGGAGGCCAAAGGCACGCTAAAAACCGTATTATCTATCCAAAAGGGCATCGTGGATCGGATCGAGAACGCGTTTGCCCTATGAATGGCTACACGAAGCTCTTTTCGGACATAATCATGTCCACCATTTGGCGTGAGGACGATAAGACCCGGCTCGTATGGGTAACAATGCTCGCCCTCCGCGACAAAGATCACATCGTTTCGGCTTCGGTGCCGGGTTTAGCCGACGCCGCGCGAGTCTCGATCGAGGATTGCCGCAAAGCGATAGCCAAACTCGAATCACCTGATCCTGACAGCCGATCGGAGGCTCTAGAAGGCCGGAGGATTGTCAAAATTGAAGGCGGATGGTTCATCGTTAACGGCGCCAAATACCGGCACAAAGATTGGCAGGAGGACAAGCTGGAACGGCACAGAGAGGCGAATAAACGCTACTACGACAAGAAGCGTTCGGATACTAATTCGGATAATTCGGATCGAATCGGACACAAGACAGAGACAGAGACAGAGACAGAGACAGAGACAGAGACAGAGACAGAGACAGAGACAGAGAATAAGAAAGAAGAAAAGAAGAAAAAGAAAGAAGAACTACCCAGCTATTCCTTTTTTGATTCTAAGCTTCAAAACCTCTTCAATTCCGAATGGATCCCGTACCGCCGGAAACTCGGGAAATGTAAAGACTTCCCTGCCATGTTCCGGAAACAAGCGGAGTGGCTCGCCGGGTTCGACTTCAAAACCGCTTCCGAGATTGTTAATCAATCAATCCGCAACGGCTGGCAGGGGTTGTTCCCGCCTAAGACTGCGCCGAGTGCCGGGAAAGCACCAAAAGACGATTCGCGGGTAGTATGACCGATATTCAGCGCCCGCCGCCCCACAGCCAAGAGGCCGAGCAAGGCGTTCTAGGCTCGATTCTGTGCGATTGCAAGGCCATTGCGAAGGCGGCGCAGATACTTAAACCCGAGCACTTCTACGTTCCAGCTCACCAAACCATCTACGTTCTACTCCTCGAACTGTGGACGGCCGGAAAGCCAATTGACCTTATCACTTTCACCCAAACCCTCCGGGACCGCAACGTGCTGGAACAAGTCGGCGGTGCGCCGGGAGTCACGGCCTTATTCACCTTCGTTCCCAGCTCGGCCAATTTGGATTATTACGCCGAGATTGTGCGGGATAAATACGTCCTGCGTTCAATTATCGCGGCCGGCACCCAAAGCGCCGCCAATGCGCAGGAGAGTGAGGATGCGGCCGAAACCCTGGCCCAAACCCAAAAAGCCTTTGCCGATATCGCAAGCTCGCGCATCGCCCGCGCCGACCGAAAGACTTTCAAACAACTAATGCTCGAAAAGCTGGAGCGCATGGACAACCCCGTTAAGCAAGACAACTGCATCCCGACCGGCCTAGTCAAGCTGGACAAGCTTTCCCCCGTTTTCCCCGGCGATTTTCCCCTTCTCATGGCCGAGCGTAAGACTGGTAAGACAATCCTCGCTCTTAACATTTCGGTTAACGCGGCGGCCGAGGGTAAGCGCGTTCTGTATTTTAGCTTGGAAGATCGAGCTAACAAGGTTGCTGACCGGATCTTCGCCATGCGGACCCGCGTCCCGATGTTCAAGCAGCGCAGCCTTGAACTCACCCCCCAGGAAGTTAAATGCTGCGGCGCTGTGGCCGGACACCTGTCCGAGTTCCCGATTACGCTCGTGGACGACGCTTTCGATTTGATAGACGTGGTAGCCCTCGCCCGCGAGCACAATACCCGCCATAAGCTCAGCCTAATTGTGGTGGACTACGCGCAACTTATCCGAGTCCCGGAAGGTAGAGACAACCGGGAGCGCGCAGTAGCCAGTATCAGCCGCACCCTGCGCCTGCTCGGTATGGAACTGGATGTTGCGGTTCTGCTGTTGTCGCAGATTAACGAGGCTGGCCGCGCACGAGAATCCCGCGCCCTAGAACAGGATTGCACCGCGGTATGGTGGTTACGCCACGACATGGAAGAGGACGGCCCGAATGTGCGCTGGCTCGATATCCCCGCGCAACGCAACGGAGAGAGCGGCATCAAGTTCCCGCTCCATTTTTCGGGCGAGATAGCGTTTTTCGGCAACTACCAAGAGGAGGAAAAGGAGTGAATGAACCAACGCACCTCGACCTCTTCTCAGGAATCGGAGGATTCGCCCTCGCAGCAAGATGGGCAGGATTCAGGACAATCGGCTTCTGCGAGATCGACAAATACTGCCAGAAAGTCCTCGCCAAAAACTTTCTGGCCGACGCCGCAGGCAGATACAACAACAACATTACAACACGGCAAACCGAGCCTAACCCTTGCAGCCCAGTTATCATGTCGGACATCAGAGAACTCGACGGACGAACCTTTGCAGGCGTCACCCTCATCACAGGTGGATTTCCTTGCCAGCCTTTCAGCTGCGCCGGGAAGCGACGAGGCAAGGAGGATGACCGTCATCTCTGGCCGGAGATGCTGCGCGTTATTGCGGAAGCAAGACCCACTTGGGTGCTTGGCGAAAACGTTACTGGAATCATCGGCATGGAACTCGACTCTTGCCTATCTGACCTGGAAACCATCGGCTACGCCACGCGGCCGTTTGTTATTCCAGCTTGCGGTGTCGATGCCAAGCACAGACGAAACCGGGTCTGGATTGTTGCCAACGCCCAACGCGATGGATGTTCTGCCACCGAATCCCGACCTGGAACGCTACAGCAACCTGCGCGATCGGGTGGCGTTTCAGATGTGGCCTACGCCCAATACTCCGACCGGAGGACCGAACACAAAATCGACCGAGAAACACACGGGCGGCATGGACTTAGACGGAGCGGTCAAGATGTGGCCGACAATGAGAGCCAGCGATTACAAGGGAAGCGGTCCGGTCGGGTCAAAGAGCCAGAAGCACATGAGCGAGAGGGAATATCTCTGTGCAACAGTGGCGACGGATCAGTCTGGAGCCCTGAACCCGACGTGGGTCGAGTGGCTAATGGGATACCCAATCGGGTTCACAGGCTTAAAGGACTCGGAAACGCCATCGTCCCGCAGGTCGCCTACCAAATTCTCCGCGCAATCGCGCAAATCGAAAGGGGCGAAATAGAATGAGCACCCGCCCCAAGCGCGTGCCTAAGCCGCGCAAGTTTAAGACCCGCCGGGAAGCTAGGAGTGCGGCACTCAAATGGGCGCGGAAGTTTATGCCCGAGTACGAGCCGCCGGATGATTTGGAAGTTAATGCCTGGGAAGAACAAGCCCGCGATTACCAGCACGGCTACGGGGGAACGTTCAAGACTGCCAATCACACCGGCGAATGGCCGGCAGACGATAATGAATAAGCCGCCGCGGATACTTTTGCTCGACATCGAGACAGCTCCCGGCCTCGGCTGGACGTTCGACGGCAAGTACGAGGCGAATATTATCGAGTTTAAGGAACATAGCTACATGCTTTCCTTCGCCTTTCAATGGCTCGGGCAAAAAAGAATCCGCGTCGAAACCTTGGCCGATAACGGCACCGAAAAACTTCTGATTAACGAACTGTGGCATTTATTGGATGAGGCCGATGTCGTGATCGGGCATAACGGAGACAAATTCGACATAAGAAAATCCAATGCCCGACTCATAAAATACGGATTTAAGCCACCGTCGCCGTACAAAACGATCGACACGCTAAAGATCGCCCGTAAACACTTTGGATTCGCTTCCAATCGGCTTGATGATCTCGCGCAGTTTTTTGGCATAGGTCGCAAGCTCCCCCACCGCGGCAGAGACACGTGGTTCGGCTGCATGGCGAACGATCCGATTGAGTGGAAAACGATGCGCCGCTACAACGCGCACGATGTGTATTTGCTTGAGCAAGTTTACTTGCGCCTCCGGCCGTGGGCGACAACGCACCCGAACTTGGATTCCTTTGCCAAGGCTGGCAACTGTCCAACCTGCGGCAAAGATAGCTTGCAACAACGCGGCTGGATTGTCACCAAAACGGGACGGCGCAAACGCTTTCACTGTCAGGCGTGCGGCGCGTGGAGTAGCGGAACGAAACTCGAAAAGGAAAAATTGGCGGCATGAAACCCTACAAGCAAAAGAAAGATAAATTCAAATGGGCGATTTACATTCTGTGCGCTCTAATCTTCGCGGCGCATTACGTCCTCGCCTACCGCATCGAATCCCGCAGGGCGCGGCGGGACAGGATCGAGCTTTACTTAAAGAGCATCGCGTTGCCGCCACCGTTTCAACACCCGGTAGAAAAACGAAAGGATACCGACGACAAATGACCCGCGCCGAGGCCAAAGCCTACCGCAAGATGCGCCGACGGGAAATCGGCGTTTCGATGTACGATACGATGACGAGCGCACACACCCACATCGGGGTCGAGGACGAGTTTAACGCCCGCACGATCCGGCAATACGCGCATACGCTCCTTTCCCTCGCGCGCGAGTATCACGAACTAATGAAACTGGACTTTCCCATTACCCACGACGATTTCGGGAACCGAATCAAACGCAGAAAATGATGCAAATCTGCATGTTCTACCTAGGGATTTTACCTATGAGGGAATAGGCTAAAAAAATAAATGAAAAAAGATTTTGACAGCATGGCTCTGAGTATGCTACACATATTTAAATGAAAATTGAAACCGAGGCTGAGACAGCAAACGAGGTACTAGATATGCAAACAGATTCATCCAGCCTAAAGCGCCAGCCGATCTACGTCCGAAGCGATTACCACGAAGCCCTGAAAGTGTTGGCCGCGATCCAGGGTAAAAATCTCTACGAGCTTACGGAAGAAATCTTGGCGCCAAAAATCACCGATTTTTTAGATAACCTTGAATCAGTCAAAACCGATATGGAAGGAAAAGACCAATGAGACACCTACATGAAGAAGATCGCTTTGAAGAACGATTCCTCTCCGAGCATTGCTGCGAGCATAACGTCCCTATGGAAGAGTTCTGCGCAGAGTGTGAAGTGAAAACAACGCAAGTGTTCGACGAAATGTTTAGTGAAGGCAGGGAGATTTTTGGGAACGAAACCCCGAAGCAGTTGAAAGCATTAACCCGAGGAGATTAGCGAAACACTTTATGGATTTACCCGAGACTGTCGTCAGCATGGAAGAGCACAAGGCGAACGCGGCCAGGATCAAGAAGTTTGCCGAGGAAATGCCCCACGAAACTGGCAGATTGCGCCCCTTGACCCGGTTTGATGTACTAATCCAAGCCGCCGAGGAAGGTGCGCAGTTACTCACGACCTTCGAGATTGGGACGCGTGGGTACGAGGCTGGGATAAGAATTTTGAAAGCGATAGAAGCAGTCAAATAAACAAAATGCCGCACCGTATCACAGGCTATCATTTTACCGGCGACACGCTCCGGGATGGTCGTCCGATTCCCGAAGTCGGCGAATGGTTAATCCACGAAGGTGAGGTCGCTCCGTGCGAAGTCGGGCTCCATGCCAGTCCGCATCCGTTTGACGCGCTCCTATATGCGCCCGGGAATCGGTTGCACAAAGTAGTTTTACGTAAGGGCCTCAAATCTCACGGCGATCCGATAGACAAATACGTTGGGAAAGAGCGCAAAATTATCGCCTCAATCGACGCTGAAAAACTTCTGCGCGATTTCGCTAGATGGTCTGCCCTGAAAGTCATTCACTTATGGGACGCGCCTGATGTAGTAAAGCAATTTCTCGAAACCGGTGACGAGAATTTGCGGGCTGCGGCGCGGGATGCGGCGTGGGCTGCGGCGCGGGATGCGTTGGCTGCGGATGCAGCGCGGGTTGCGGCGTGGGCTGCGGCGTGGGCTGCGGGGCGGGATGCGGCGCGGGATGCGGCGTGGGCTGCGGCGCGGGCTGCGGCGCGGGATGCGGAGTGGAATGCGGCGTTTAAGAAATTTACCAATAAAGCCCGCAAAGAATTTAAGAAACGAGTTGAAGTAGCATTTTAAGAAAGCAAAAACAAAACAACGCAAAGCATGAAAACTGAAACTGTAACCGTAGCATTTGTTAACCCGCCTAAAACCCCGAAAGGTCCGGGCAACATCAAACTAAGTGACGGTCGCTACGTCAAAGTGTGGCCGGACGATCTAGGGCACTTCGATAAGGGCGGCAGTTATGAGATAAAGATCGAGGAGGAACAATACCAAGGAAAAACCTACTACAACTTCAAGGGATTTGCGAACGGCGCCGTAGAACGCAACTCTCGCGTCTCGCAATTTGGCGACGACCGATCTAAACGGATCGAGCGCCAGCATTCGCAGCACATGGCGCTTATCGCTTTTGAACTGATCGGCAAGACCTCCACGGACGGCCTACGAGAAATGATTGACTGGTTCCAACGTGATATCGGGCATTCCTGTGAGAAACAAGAACAAGAAGTAGAAGAAGAAAAGGAGTGGTAGGATTTTATGGCTGAAATACTGACTACGCGCATTAACAAAACCCGCGAAGAGACAGGCACAGATTCGGGGGAGTGGAAGGATAAAGATTTTGTCCATGCCGCTTCTTGGAACAATAACACTGAAATTGGCGAGGTGTTCATAGCCTATTGCGGGGCGCGAGTGAAGCTGCGTGAACACGCCCGTAATAAACCCGCCAACCTTTGCCCCATCTGTAGCGCGTTATGGCACTAAACTCAACCTTCCGTAAGCCTCGTAGCCCGCTCCGCAAGGTGTCGCCGAAACGCGAAGAGGAGAATAAGACTTATGAAATCCTACGTTCGAAATTCTTGGACAAACATCCCCGGTGCCAGTGGAAGGGATGCACGCGGCGCTCGTTCGATGTCCATCACGTCGCAGGGCGCGGAGGAAAGAATTACTTGGACACTAAAACCTGGAAAGCGCTCTGCCGAGTTTGCCACGACCGGATCCATTTCGCGGACCCGAAACAAGCCAGAGCAATGGGATTCTTAAAATGAAAATGAACGACGAAACATTCAGATTACGCGAAGCCCGTCCCTACGGCTTTATTCAACAACAAAAACGTAAGATACCGACCCTGGGGATGCATGACCCGCTTTCCATGCTATACCTCGCGCATCGGCTTAAACGGACGCGCTCAACATGCAAGAAGTGGGGCTTTGTGCAATGAAGGACGAACCTATCGGCCTAAAGGGCGCGCTTGCCGAGATTATGCGGCGTAACGCACCAAGCGAAAACAATTTGAGCGGCGGCGTAGAAGATAAGCCTAGTGCCTGCGGCGATAATAGCATTACTTCGACCGGGAAAAAAGCTATCGGGACGAAACTAGAGGAAGTGCCCGTACCGGCCTCTATAACGACCGCCGCTCAAAAACTTCCCCGGTATAAGTTCGTGGACGAGAACAAGAAACACCTCCACACTCTTGATGGGCGCCCGCTACTCGGCACTTCCAGCGTGATCGACATCCTGGCTAAGCACGGCCTCGTATGGTGGGTGGCTGAGGAAGCTGCTCTTGTCTGTTTCGAGGCCGGGATTCCCGAGCCCGTACCGACCCTCCGCGACGAACTGGCGGAAGTAAAGCAGCTGGAGGGCTACGCCAAAAAGAAGGCAATGGATGCACTCCAAAAGAAATACCCGCTCCTCAAATCCGCGCGTTACGCGCACAAGAACAAAAAAGAGGAAGCGGCGCAGCCCGGAACCGACATGCACGAGGAGCTCGAGAATTACATCAACGACTGCATCTACGATAACGCCGGAACGCCGATTGCCCCAACTCTGGACGATTCGGAACCCGTCCAAATCTTCGCGGATTGGGCGATTAAAAACGTTATCGAATTTCTTTGGAGTGAAGCGCATTGCTATTCGGAACGGCTTTGGGTCGGCGGGATATGCGATTTCGGGGCAATGCTTAGGACGGGGGGCTGGGTAATCGGAGATTTTAAGTCTTCGCGCGAAGCCTATTTCGGGCACTTTGTCCAGGCCGGCGGATATGCCCTCCAGATTGGGGAGAATGGCCTACTGCGTGCAGACGGGACATCAATCTCAACGGGCATTAGGTACCTGCACCCTAAGGCGCTAGTCGTCTTTCCCTTCGGCGGGAAATGCGAGCCGAGGATCGAAACAAATGTCGAGGATTTCAAGAGGGCATTTGAGGGAGCAATCGCGATATACAAACTCCAACAAAAATATGACACGTAACGCAAAAGAAACTTTAGGCGCACTCATTATAATGGCATGGCTCGCAATGGGCATCCTTCTATTCGTGGGCGCGGTTAAACACCCGCAACCACTCCCACCGCAGCCCGCTTCGCCGGCTCGTAGCCCGAGCTATTTCAAGAAAAGCCTTGTCTCGCCGCCGCCTAGCGAGGCTACGGTCGAAGCCTTGCCACGCGGTATTCGTCAAAGGGACGTTGACGAATCGCGGGATAGACTACGCAGCGAGGGCGAATTATGACAACCGCAACCGCAGATTATACTGACGGAGCTACCGCTCAAAGCCGGATGAACAAGGCCGCGGACAGGCTCTACGAAATGTGGGATGATATTTCTCTCGCCCACACCGTGACCGATTTTGCTTCCGAGCGCAGGAAAAACGCGCTGTCGCAATACACCGCGCCCTTAATCGAAACGGGTCGTAGCCAGCCTCAAGCCGAAGCCCTAGCTCGCGCGAGCGAGGAATATCGCTCGGAGATAGCGATGCAGGAAAAGCAATACCAGCACGCTCAAGCGGTCCTAGCCAAGGAGCGCGGCCTAGATCGCATCTGGAAATCCATGCAAAGCAGCTTGAGCTACAACAAAGAAACGGTAAGACGATTCGAGGGTTGAATTTTATGATAATAATCGCAAGCAAACAGGAACGTGATCTACTTCAACGGTTAAGGAGGATCGGAACATCGGAGGATAAAGAGGGTGCTTTGTCTGCCGAAATCATAACCCTAAAGCGCCAGATTAACGATCTGGAAATTTCCAAGTCAAAAAAGCAGGAGGATTTTGACAAGCAGGAGCGCGAACTGCGGCACATGATCGGCCTCGAAAAGAAACGCCAGGAGTTCGAGATCGAAACCGCGAAGAAGGAAACGGCTATTTCGGTCCGCGAAGAAAACTTGAAATTTGAAAAGCAACGATTTGAGGAGCAGCTAAAGTTTAATACGCAGCGTTTCGAGACTATGGAAAAATATCTCAAGGGGATGTTTTCGGACGTTCTCGCTCGCCTTCCGAACGTTAACATGGAGATCAAGAGAAAATGAGCACCGGTTTTATGGGCGGTGGTTACGGCGCAGGTTTAGGCCGCATGTTGCCAGGTTCGCTCTTAAATGTCTCGGCTCAATATGGGCTATACCTTCAACAACTCCAAAACACGTATTGGCAAGGTGTTTCGCACAAGTTACTACAGGCTGATTCGTGCGGCGCAGAGGCTCTGAAACCCGCGCCAAGCGAGTTTGCGTGGCTGAGAAACCGCGTAAAAGAGATTTCGTGGAACGGCTAAAAAATTTTGCCAATACCTCTAAGGAAATCACCTATGCCCTTATCCGTTAACGACCGATACAACCGGGTGCATCACTTCCCCAAGTGGCTGCTGGAGGAGTCGAACGTTTACTTTTGGTATCACACCCAAGGGCTACGTCACGAATGGCGGGTAGAACTTTCCGGTAGCTATACCGGCTTCGGTCCGACAATCGCAATCGCGGCCAAGGAAGCGCGCAAAGCGAGGGAGGGGAAATGAACAGTCGGGCTAAAGGCTGCCGCGGTGAACGCGAATGGCGAGACGAACTGCGCGCGGCTGGATTTATCGCTAGGCGCGGACAACAGTTCTGCGGCCTTGGCGGCGCGGACGTTGTTTGTGACGACTTGCCGGAAATTTGGTGGGAAGTAAAGCGAACTCAGCGCGGCAATCCTTACGACTGGCTTACGCAAGCCTCGATAGACGCTTTGCAAAATGATAGGATTCCCGTCATTGCCCACAAGCGCAACCATTCTCATTGGATCGTGGTGCTACGCGCTCACGATTTCCTAGACATTTTACGGCGCAGCGACCTACCCGTCGCCAGCGATAACAGCATACAGGCAGCGGGACCGAAAGTGGGGACGCCGCAATCTAAGCCAGATGGAAGGCTTGCAACCCACGATAGCCCTGGATCGGTCTGTTCCACGAAAAAGATAACCTAAAATGGCAGTTCCTACTTCAAATATGCACTCGCCGGAAAATTCCGGTCGAGACCGTAGTCTATTGCCGGCGCGTAGAAAAGTGGACGGCGCGGAAGAAGCCGCTGGAAGACCAATCGCTACTTCAAACGCGCAACAAGGTGATCCGCGAACTAGAGGCCAAAGGAGTCAAACGAACGGAGCTTGCCCGCATCTTCAACCTGACCTACCGGCAAATCGTTCGCGCCATCGGGAAGATAAACGGAGCAACGTGAGACCGGAATCCTACGCTTTTACGCCGGGACATTGCCATCTGCGGGACGGTTCGCTGCGGTACGCGGATAAGGATTACCGTTACAACCCTAAACCTGTCTCACTGGAATTGGTTCGGTTAAGCAAACAATACTGGTGGTGGGCGCAATCGAGATAAGAAAAAATGACAACACCCGAACTGGAAGCGATAGCGGAGAAACTGTTGCGCGATTTGTCAGAGTGGCATGACCGGCTTTCAATTAGCCGAGAAGATATAGCCCTCGCCGCCCTGCAAGAAGCGGTCGAGCTAGGTCGGAAAGATCAAATCGTGAGGGAAATGCCTGATGCGGAGCGAGCAATAAGATTGGAAGGCATGGTAGATCGACTGACTGAGAAAGCAGCGGAAGTCCCGCTATTGAAAGCCGACCTCGCCCGCGCCCGCGAGGATACGAAGCGGCTGGATTGGTTGGACGAACAGCGCGGGATTATTGGAGAGCTCGATTACGATTGGAATTGGCTGCAAGTTAGCTACGACACGCTCCGCGAAGCCATCGACGCCGCCCGCGCGCAGAAGGAGAAGGAATGAATTACGACGAACTCGGAACAATTCTTATTGCTATCGGATTTGGAATTTTGCTTGCAGTCTTTTTTATAGGATGAGGAAGCAATGACAAAATGCGGTGATGATGTAACGGTAGCATTGCCGCTTTTCCAAGCGGACTATGGCGGTTCAACTCCGACCTCACCGCTCCAACTTCGCATCTATAAAATTACTCCCGCGCTGGCAGTTAGGCTCAATGAGTTATGGCACAGTCGCTTACCGCACATTTCGGTAAACAATTTAATCGGAACTGGGATGCATATTTGTTTCGGCGCGGAGTGCGGAAATATTTGGTATGCGGTAGGACTTTGGAGTGCGCCCATAGCTAGGCACTTGAATGACCGCTCAACCTTGGAGTTAAGGAGATTTGCTATCTCGCCAGATGCTCCCCGTAATACCGCTTCGAGGATGCTTTCGGTGATGAAAAAACTGATCGAAAGCAGGTTGCCTCATATCAAAAAACTAATTTCCTATCAAGACAATGAAGTGCATTCAGGAGTGATCTATAAGGCATCGGGATGGACGAGGGAATCAATCAGCAGTGCATACGATTGGAGAAAGTGTAAGCGTGGCCAAAGGAAAAACAACAGACCGCAAGCACCATCACCCAAAACAAGGTGGTCAACATTCATCGCCCGCGCCGCGATGGAGAAGGAGGGGAAGTGATGAACGACGAAGAACCAATTAAAACTACCCCAGCATTTCGCAAAAACTCAATTTACCTCTCCAGCCAGCTTCGATCTGAAATCCAAAACGGGTTACTGGAATCCTTCGAGCAAATGCTACATCGAGCGGAGGCTGCATTACCTAAATTAAAGCGCGGCCAGAAGAAACGATTTCACTTGAAGAACTGTTACATTGAAATCTCAAAATCATGACACCCGAACTGGAAGCGATAGCGCAGAAGGCAGTAGAGGAGGCAGTTAGGCTGCGTGGAGCATTGATCGAATCTAATGGGCAATTGAAACTGATTTACGAACATGGAATTAAGGCTGGATCAATCGCAATTGCCGAACAAATAGAGCGAAATTGTTACGCACTAAAACAATGACAACACCCGAACTGGAAGCGTTAGCGTGATCTTTGCCGGTATCGTGCTTAACTTGGTAGGTGGCTTTTGCCTGTGGGTGATTGCGTGGCTGATCCTTGGAGCCTTTGTGCTGCCCCCGCCAAGATGAATCGCCGCGCCGCGATACGAAAACTATTCGGTGCTGCGGCCGTTATTGCCATTTCGCCGCAAATCTTGGCCGAGATTGGGCAGCAGGAAGCGACCGTTGCTGCTAGTAAAATAAGTCTAGAAGAAGTTTTCTATACCGCCGTTATCCGCGGCGATCAGGCGTATAACGCACCGATGATAGGCAGCTGGTATGGAGTCAGAATAGTCGAGGCAACGCATCCTTGGGTTGAGCAACTATGATTTGCCCCGGTCGCCCTGGACGTAAATTGCGTGGCCGGCAAACGGGTAACGCCGTCATGCACGACGGGTTCCGAATCCACGAAAATCCAGACGGCTCGTGCGTGTTCGTGGAGGGAAAAAAGCTAACAGGGCGCGGCCGAGGGATTCAAGCCGTGTGGACGCAGGAGGATGAGGCGGCGCTAAATGCGTGCTGCGCTAGGCGCGGGATCGTGTTCGAGTTCCAAGGGGGAAAGTGGTACTAGGGCAAGCGGTTTTTCATCGCTTCCCAAATGGATCTGGGATGGAAATATCTATCGGTTTCCTGCTTGGAATATCTAGGCTTATTCCATAGGGTCGCTTTTTCGAGCGGGCTTCCTGGGGTGTGCTCGGCTTTCTGTACGTAATTCGCCGCCTCTGGCACGACCTTACTCGCCACCAGTTTCCGGCCGTATTCCCTAAACGGTTCCTTTGACTGGCGGTATTTAGGTTCTGAAGCGTTCGTCAATGGCTCTGCCATGTCCGTGACCGTTTTCATAAACGGAATATCGTACATCGCCATCTTACCAAGTTCTTTTTGGTCGCCTTCTCCGAGGTTGGCAAACAGATTTAGGACCATTGCCTGCGAGGTATGCTGAAACCAAGTGGGAAGGCTTTTGAGTTCCCGGCTAATTTCTCTGTGGTTGTAGTACGCGTAGGCTGCGAGCGCAAGCCCAACCGTTCCTTGGGAGAACTGCCGCATGATTGAATCGGCGGTTTCGGGACGCAGATTCTCTAGCCCTTCCGCGCCAGCTTTAATCGCCCGGAATAGCCCGTGCGGAACGCCAAGTGCATGATTCCAAACCTCTACCACCAGGTTTGAGGGAACGCGCGTTACGGGAGCAAACGTAGCTTTAAGTATTTTGCCAGCAGGACCGTAGTTGTCCAGTTGCGAAACCCAACTCGCAAAGCCATTGCTATTTTGCAGAATCGCCCTATTAGCGTCAATGGCCGCTTCGTTGGTAAGCCTGTCGATAACCGCGGGGTGAGACACGTCCTCGCCCTTTCGCATTGAGGTTTCGATGCGTTGCTCCAGCGAGCGGGTAAATTCCGCGCGCCTGATAGGAGCCTTAATCGCAGCGTGGACGCTCCCCGTTACCTTGTCGTACCAATAACGGGTGTACTTATCTTTGCTCGAAAGCTGGTCAATCTCGCTTCCGTATTTGGAAAATGATTTAGCCGAATCTATGATGCCCTTTGTGATCGCAGCCGCCTTCGCCTTAAACTCCGATTTCACAATCCCTTTCAGGCTAGGGTTACGGCCGGAAATATCGACAATCCTGCTAAGGCCGGGAAGTTTGGAATAGCCAAGGCGAGTCGCGCCATAGACGGGGGCTAAGCCTTCCCTGACCGCGGCGGCAACGCCCAACTTGCCTACAACGGCTGGGCTACTTAGCACGCCAGCGCGCAATAGGCCGGCGGTATGCGTAACCAACTTTTGCCCCGGTGACATGTTCTTGCGCTCAATATCGGCTACGTGCCGATTAAATTCTCCTTTGAGTGCGGCTAGCCTTTGGCGCATCTGGTAAAGTGCCCTGTCCACGACCGGAGCTGCTTTCTCAGCCTTAGCGAAATCTCCCCGTTCAAGCCTCGCCTTTAATCCCGCAATCTCCTGCGCGGTCCGAGTCTTATTCGCAGCCAGTCGTGCGGCGCCGGGATCACGAAATACCTTTTCGGTGTCAAAATGAATGGCTCTCGCCCCATCGTAGGTTTCCTTTAAGCTAGGTCGAATCTTGTCGCCAAATTCACGCACCATTTCCTCTGCCCAATCAGCGAAGGTTCTAGCGCCCTTAGAAAACTTCTCCGCGCCCACTGTAGCGTATTCGAGTTTACACGGGTTCATAGGCAATTGACCCCTTCCTCCGCCATCTGCCTTATACGGGTGCGAGCGGCATCTGCTTTTTCGGCCAGGAAGTCGGCCATGCTTTTGCCCTGTAACCTCGCGTCCACGGCATCGCCCCTAATCTTAATTCGCTCCATTCGCGGCCGCGCTTTCCCGGCGTTGTATTGGTTTTGCTGCCTTTCAAGAGTCTCGATCCGCTTCTGCAAATCTTGGATGTATTTGGCCTGCTTATCGGTGAGCCTTGCCCCGTCCTGTGCCGCTCTTACGGTCGCTTCCATGCGAGCTAGGCTGTAGTCCTCGTTTGCCATCATCTTGCGTGCGCTAAAACCGTGGGAGAGCTCCGTGCCTGCCTTGGCATCCGCATCCAAAATCGCCTGGTAATTGTCGCGTGCCTGTTGGAGCCGCGCCTTTGCCGCGTCGATCGCGTTGGGGTCGCCGGATTTGTCCGCCGCGTTCTTAGCGTCAACCGCATCCGAGTGCTCCATCCTAGCTTTGATCTGCTCGCGAAGTAGAATCGCGTTATCTACGCGATCTATCGCTTTAACCTTGCCGCTATTGATGTCGGCTACGAGCCGTTGCCCGGCATTGGGATCCTGCTCTAGCCTTTGCCCCGCTTCGTCCCAAGTCTGCTGCCCAAAATCTTCCGCAGCAGCTTGGCTAATCCGTTCAGGTAACCCAGCTTCTTCGCGGGCAAGATCGGTAGCAGCG